AGACCCACAGCAAAGCACCTGCAGACCTACCAAAGACACTACAGCACCTGCCACACAGACAGGCATAGCAAAGCCCTACAGACACCTGCAAAGCAAAAAAACTAGGCGCAGTGATATCACCACACCTACAGACCAAAAAAAAGCCCGATAAACAGGCTTTTTAAGGGTTTAATTAATTAATGCAGCGCATATGACACTACAGCTTCAGACCAGCATAACCGGCATTCTTTGCATTCTCCGCCCTGTGCAGGTGCTTTACATACATTCCCCATGGGCTTTTCGGTATGCACATTAGACACTGTGATACCTGCGATACCCTGCAACGATACAGGCACAGTTACGGGCTTGTCTGGGTACATGGCAGACAAGCGCACAGTTAAATTACTTGGAATGCTATTTTTGCCATGTTTTTCAATAAAAACCTTAATAATTCCATATTCCCTAGTAGGCAGCCAATGCTTTGTATCTGGTGTGGCAGCGCATACAGCTGCAATTTTTTCTAGGTGTGAGACAGATTGCAGGTCTCCGCTGTCATGAAACCGAAAATAAGCATCCTTCCCAATATGGGCCACCATGCCAGACACCCAATATTCACTATTGATGCTGTCAAGCCTTGCAAACTGTGCCGGCTTAATGTTGTTTTCGTACATTTTATAAAAATTACGATCTGCATAACACATAGAACAGATCGATCCTGGCAGCTGTGCCATTTTGAAACCGGTTATGCAAGCCTCTGTAGGCAGGGAATAACTTTTGCAAGGCATTTTACTGGTGCTTGTCAACGTGCCGCAGACAGTGGCAGCCTGTGTTTTCGTCATTGAAATGATTGGAATGATTTTCATGTTAGTTACTTTCGGGCTTAAGTTATAGGTGCAAAACGCACCACACAGACACCTATAAAAAGTGTCTGCAGGGTGAGCTTTTAACCCCTATAAGTGAGAAAAAATGCAAGCATGAGACCTATTGCCACAGCTGCCAAAATGTCTAAAAGTGTATTTTTCATGCTGTCACCTTCTTAGCAAGTGAAGGAGCTGCAATAGTTAACCCTGCATCACCTTTAGTAGTGTGAGCTGTGATCAATTGATAAGACGGGTTGAAATGTTCTGCAATAGACCGCCAGTCTGTGCTTTCCCTGCCAGGTGTTGAAAATACATTCAATTTATAGACATTGCCTGTATAGACACCTGAACCTTGTGCCTTAATTGCTTTTTTAAGCAGGTTTAATGATTCTGTGAGAGCTTTAATTTGAGAATCGATTGATCCATACTGATCTACAAGCGCTTGCATTGTAGGATCTGTGGCAGCTGGTGCAAATGGTGCGAGTGCTGCAGCGATGATAGGGTTTACGTTTTGCATGATGTTACTTTCAACTAAGTTTATGGAATGTCCCGAAAGACAAGCATAGTATTGATACAAAACAACTAAAAAAACATAGGTGGAAACCCTAGGTTTACCAACTTTAAACCCTTAAGGGTTAACCCTAACATAGCATCAATGCCGGTTGACTCTTGATTTTTATTCAAGTATTCAAGATTAGATCGTCTTTGCCAAATAGTTATCTAATCTATTCCCGATTACTACACTATTTGTCATAAGTGATTAGACACAATCAAACCCAGTAAAGCTAGTGTTTGCAATGGTTTGCGGCTGGTCAGATGCCTAATTAACTCTTTTGAGAATCGGGAAAGTGAGTGGGCCCCTTGTTTCCCCTTATTACTGACCCCTCAGTCAGTAGCTAAACTGACCCGCTGGTCATTAAAACCCCCCTATGCTTTGCCTATTTGCCTGGTAGTTGTGGGGGGGGTAGGACTGGAAAAGGATTGGAAAGGGGGGGCCCACTCCCCCATTCCCAAAATTTCTCTAAAACTTTTCCTGTTGCATACAAACAACACTGGTTAATTGATTGTTAGTACTGATGGGATTGTGTAAGTCTTAGTTTGGTTAACTGTGGACGAACTATGGCATCCACTGTTTTTTTTCTTCTTTGAAGAAGTAGCACCTTGTTTATCTAACCTACTCGTCTTGCGACTCGTTCCACCTGTATGTTCCCGTTCGTTGCCTACTAGAGAGACCGATGGATTCGGTACGTTTATCTGGGTTGGTAAGCTACCTGCCTTCCCAAGGACTGGATGATGGTCCCGAGTTCATTCTATTAGGGTTTTTACCTATAGCAATAGAATATCCTGTGGATAACTCTGTATAAAAAATCCTGTATAAAAATTTTTGTTTAAAACTTTTTCTGGATAGAATTAGGGTGTTGGAGCGTTAAGCCAGCATTCAAGGATGTTGACGCAAGATGTTTTCTGGCTTTCTATCTTGCCTAGACAAAGACCGAATTGAGTTCCAACACTTAACATAGGAATAGCATGGAATGGACATTGGCACACCCGCTGCATGATGTGGACGATATTGTGGACATGGCAGACTTAGTATTTGGTACTGAAGCTGATGGCATATTGACTAGGGACAAAGGAGTGTTCCGCAAAAATGTCACTATCGCTACTACTGTTCAACTGTTTGACAAGAGTAGAGAGTTCATTGCTGTTTGCCGTAATGGTGAAAAGCTGCTTGGCTACTGTTGGTTTGACAGGGGTGGGTATACAACCTATGCCAATGAAGAAATCAGCAATGCCAAATTTCACCATGTTGACCTTACTTTAAGTCCTCGGTTGCGAGTAAAGTTAATTAATGAGATGATTGACCAACATATACTGTGGGCACATACTTGGAGTATTCCTGTAGTATGTTCAACTTCTATTCGTGCCGAGCATGATGGATTTATGAGAATTCACCAAAAGCGTGGGTTCAGTGTCAATGGATCGTATGGGTGGATTAGAACTGAAAAGGGTATGGAATGTTTGAAGAAATAAGACCCGAAGGCTCTACTGTCTCTTCTGCTGAACTCAAGAGAAAAGCTCGTGAATATGGCAGAGCTAAACGAGCTGAGAAAAAAGCCATGAAACTGGCTACAGGCAAGATTGAGCCTAAAGAAGCACCAGAACCTGAACAACCCAAAGATGAATATGACCTCAGTAGCTTTGTGCCTAGATCACAAAAAACTAACCTTGGTGGTCGCCCAAAATCCATTGTTAACAAAGTAACCGAGTATGGCGCTTTGTTTAACAAACTCAATGATGAACGTACATCCCGTGGTCTGCCACCCCTGAAAACTGCCATGGAAGTTTTGATTGATGCCATGCAGTCTGATGAGTTGGATATTAAAGACAAAGCCAAGATTGCTGATAAACTGGCTCCGTTTGAATCTAGTCGTGCCCCTATTATTTCTGTAGAACACATTCAAAATGTGACTAGGGAAGATGAGGGTGATGCTGATGATGCGTTAAATGAGTTTCTTGATTCTCTTCGTAAAGTTTAAAGAAAGGTGTAATATATGCCATTGAAAAAGTCAAAAAGTCCCAAAGCTTTTTCCTCTAACGTCAAGACCGAAATGAAAGCGGGTAAACCGCAGAAACAGGCCGTGGCAATTGCGTACCAAATGAAACGGGATGCTGAACATAAACGTAAAGGTTCAAAATGACAACCAATTTTCTTTATAGCCAAGCCCCCAATCGTAAGGGCAATCAATCAAAGCGTGTGCCTGGTATGGGTGGACCTTTGGGTGCAACTGCTGTTACCAGTGGTAGCGGTGGATTAAGCCAACCTTCTGGCAATCAAGGCAAACCATCTACTGGTGGTTCTGTTACTGCAGGCCGTAATCAGAAAGTTATGGTTTCACGCCCTAAAGAATATTGTGGTTGTGCTGAAAACACCGGCTACATGAATTCTGATCGCACCAACTATTTAAAGTGAGATTATTATGTACGGAAAAGTAATCAATGGTGGCGCTCAAATGCGTAAGGGTGTCTCTAAAGGCATCAATGACAAACTGTCTAGCCGTTCTGCTGAAGATAGCCGCAGAGCTACAGTTGCCGGTGCTGTTGCCAATGCATACAAAGTGAATACCATTTCATCTCAGCATACTAATGGTACTAAAGGCGGCAACTTTGTTAAGCCTAGCAACCGCAGCAAAGACATCCCTGTTTAAGGAACAATATGATTATTGAAGAATTTGTCCGTGATGAAGCCAACGAGATTTATGCCGTTGTTGCTGGCGAAAAAATTCATCTGACTAATGAGTATGTGGTAGCCCACAAACCTCAAGTTGGTGATACCTTGGTTGAACAAACTGTTGAACCTGAAGAACCAAAAGCTGAATAAGGAAATGTATGGCAACGTATGATATTGAAGCGCTGAAGGTAGACTTACCAACAGCAAGAGACTTGGCTCAGTTTGTTTACGACAAAACAGATGGCACTGTATCTTTAGACCTTATTGGAAAACCTAAAGAAGAACAGTACATTGCCGCCAAGAATGCACTTGAAGGTAAAAAAGTACCTAATGAGTTTTTGACAGGCTTTAATCCTTATGTGGAAAAGAAGGATGTTATTCCTGAAGACCCACTTAAGAAAGTTCCTAAACGGAGCATTGATTTGCCTGATGAAGAATCACAAGTGCATTACTTTGGCGCAACCAATATGCCTCATCCGTTAGACCCACAGTCTGACAAAAAGGTTTATATTGATTTCCGAAAGTATGAAAATGGTTTGATTACTTATCAGATCACAGGTCCTGTAGAAAAAGTTCCTTATGGCGAAAAGCTTAACAAATATGGTCAAACAGTTCCTGAAAAATATACATGGATTGATCCCCGCACTGAAGAGCGTGTGTTGCGTAATCCTGATGGCACTTACACCAAAGAAGGTCGTGGTATCCACACATTTTTAATTGGTGAAAAAGGCGGTGGTGTTTGGTCATTGATTGACCGAGACATTGTTAGTATTTCTGCTAAAAATATTGCTGATCCGTGGGCGTGATGGAAGACCCATCAAAAATTTTCCAAAATAGACTGTCATCCCAAGCTGAAGCTTGTGCCCGTAAAACCTTAGAGTGGTTGCAAAAAGACCTACAAGGAACACACATCCTTGAGCCGGATGAAGTCTATTACCTTGCATATGCTGCACAAATCTTGTTAGACATACGAGATAACTATGGCAAAAAGTGAAGCCAGTGATTACATATTGCCACTCTACAAAGATAGAGCAATAAAGCATTTGGTCAAACTTGCCGGTGGCAAAGAAGTAATTAAAACCCTTGATTCTGAGCAACTCAAAGCAATGAAAATTGCTAGAGACAAGCTTGCTCAAGATATGCAGTTCAATACTTTAAAGTGGTTCAAGCCATTTAAGTATCAACAAAAATTCTTTGACATGGGTGCTAAATATTCCCGCAGGGGAATGATTGCCGCCAATCGTGCCGGAAAAACAATCGCATCAACTTATGAAACCGCTTATCATGTGACAGGCCGGTATCCTAAAGGTTGGACTGGAGTGCGGTGGGATAAACCCATTATTGCCATGTGTTCAGGTGAATCATGGGAACAAGTTGCAAAGACTTTGCAATCCAAATTGTTGGGCTGTGACGATATTAAACAAAGTTATAAGTTGGGTACTGGCTCTATTCCAAGGGAGTGCATTGATGACAAATCAATCCGAACAGATGGAGCCAATGTCCTTGCCATTGAAGTTTGGCATGAGTCTGGAGGAAAGTCTAAGCTTTACTTCTCCAATTACACCCAACAAGTCAGACATTTGCAAGGCTTTGAGTTGGACCTTGTGGTTCTTGATGAGCAACCACCAGATGAGACTTTCTCAGAACTTGTTGTTCGTACAGCGGCCCGAAACGGGCAAGTTATCTGTTCGTTTACTCCGCTTAAAGGTATGTCGGGACTTGTCCGAAAGTTCTGGGACAGTGTTGACGGCTATGCCCATGTCAGGGTTACTTGGGACGATATACCATACACCAATGAATGGGGAGAAGCATTTTTTTCCAAAAAAGAACGAGAACAATTATCCCGAGACTTTATGCCTTGGGAAAGAGAATGCCGTATAAATGGTATTCCTTTGGTTGGCAAAGGTGTGGTTTTCCCATTGTTGGAATGGCCTACTTACAAAACTGAAGACATTGACCTTAAAAACAATGAGAAACTTGAGCGTTTAATTAGCTTTGACTTGGGAATTAAGAATGACCCAACAGTAATTTCTTTCTTTTTCCGAGATTCTGTGCAAGATACCATCTATTTACATAAGCAAATAACTATTCCTAGCGGGGAAACCCCTGACGAATATGTTCACTATTTGTTGGACAGGGAATCTAGAGATGTGCCTATTGCCCTACCCCATGATGCGGGTTTGGCAGGGCGGTATACATTGACAGAACAGTCAGTTCGAGAAGTCTTTGAAGATTCCTATGGACTAAACTGCATTGCAGGTGCTATATTAAACCCACCTAATGATCAAGGCAAAGTAACAAACCATAAGGCTTATGGAATCAATATAATGCGTATGGGCATGGAGCGTAAATCTTTTATGATTAACGAAACATGTAAGGGATTTCTTGATGAAGCTAGAAATTATGCCATTGACGATGCAGGTAAGTTTTCTGATCCAGATGATCATATTGACTCTGCCCGTATTGGAATATTAGCTTTGATTCAAGGTCATGGTGAAGCTATAGTTAGCAGGGCAAACAACTTTGCTTTTAGGCGCATAGAATTGCCTGAAGGCAAAGTCCAAAGGATTTAATATGCTGGATAAACAAAATGTAATCGTAGAGAGCCTTGAATCGCCTTCTGGTGATCGTGGCCTGACCGAGCAAGTTTGCCATGAAGTTTATGTAAAAATGGTAGATTACTTGAGACTTACACAGTCCAAGAATACATACAATCGATTTACAGATTACCATTACCTTAACATTCCTGTATCAAATTCCACAGAACCAATTCATGGTATTGACTACATTCAACCAATTGTTGCGCCTGGCATTGACTACGCCACAGCGGTTATCACCAAATGTTTGATGCCAAACGGCAAAGTTAATTTTGAATTTGAACGATTCAGTGAAATGGATGGCGACCAAGCTCGTCAAGCCACTGAAATGGTCAAATACATGATTAACAGTAAGAACGATTCTTACCAAGTTATTCGTGATTGGGCACAAGATTCATTGCTGCATAAAAACGGCATTGTGATGGTTTCTCCTGTGCGTAACCCTATTACCCAATACAAAGAAGTTGAAGGAACCCGAGATCAATTGCGTGTGTTTGAAACTTTGGCAGGTGAAAAAGGGTTGACTGCTAAACGCCAAGACATGCGTAAGATCGATGTTGATTTGCAAGGTGCTATGCAAGAGGCCATGGCTCCTGATGAAAATGAGCAAATGCAAGAACCCAGTGGTGATGAACTGCAAGAAGCATTGCGTAAAAATACTATTTATCGTGCTAAGTACAAGTTAACTGGTTACGAAACTAGCATCAAAATCAAACATGTTGCACAACATTATTTTGTGTGTAACCCAACCATTTCTACCATTCAAGAACAAGACTTTGTAGGGTTTTATGACCCTATGACCATCCATGAGTGCAAAACTCAATTCCCATTTGTAGATTTAGAGTTGTTGGCTGACCATGCGGCTTATGGACCTGCGGGTGCTTACCAAGCTGGCGCTTTAGAAAATGATTTGGCGCTTCATGCTCGTGACTCTACGCCAGTGCCAGGCCAAGGCGTAATTGCCTCTCAAGGTGCAGACCGCTACAGCCGAGTCATCATGTTGACTACTGCTTGGATTCGCAGAGACATTGATGATGATGGCGAAGAAGAGATTGTGGAATGCTGTTTCTCAGGTTCATACATTCTGTATGCCAAGGAAGTGGATTTTATCCCATTGGCAAACATGTGCCCCAAACCCATTACAGGTAACTTTTTTGGTTATTCATTGGGTGAACGTTTGGTTCCGCTTCAAGAATATGCAACGGCAATCCGCAGGGCTGAAATGTCTTTTGCCATGCAATCTTCTACACCTCGCATTGGTGTTAATCCAGAATTTTTGGATGCCGAAGAAATTCAACGTGGCGTAAGTGCCATGTTTATTTTGGATCGTAAGTTTGATCCCACCAAACACATTTTTGAATTCCAACCTATGCAAGGTAATTTGGCATATGTGGAATCAGCCATGAACCGATTTGAATCGGACAAAATGGCAATGATTGGTATGACTAGCCCAAGCGATACGCTTAATCCTGAAGTTATGAAAGATGGTAATTCAGGCTTTAAACTTCAATTGGCTATGGGTCCTAACCAGTTGATCCAAGATGAAATGGTCAAGAACTGCGCCATTGGTTTGCGTGATGTAATTTACATTACTTGGAAAACATTGATCCAATATTCTGATGATTACAACATTCAGCAATTGGCTGGCACTTGTCTTAAAGGCCAACCATTTATGGATGCTTTGTCGGTTGAAAACTTTGAGTTTATTGACCGCAAAATGATTAACATTGATTTAGCATTGGGTTTCTTGTCTGAAGAAAACCGCCTGACACGCCAACAAATGATTCTTCAAGCACAACAGCAATTTGCTCAAGCCATGATGCAAGTGCCACAAGAAGTGCCTGAAATGTTTATCAAGGTTCGTAGACCTTTTGAAGATACTTTGCGTGTTTTGGGTGTTAAAGATGTTGATGCTTATTTGCCAACCATGGAAGAAGCAGTCAAGATTATGCAAGCTCAAGCGGCAAAAGGTCCATCTGCTGAACAACAAGAAATGCAATCTAAGGTGGCTTTGAATCAAGCTAAAGTTCAGGAAAGCGGATCAATAACTGCTTTGAATATGAAAAAAGCCGAAGATATTGATATGGACAATTACTTTGAAAGTTTGGCAGCTAAGAGGGGTAAACTTAGTGCCGTTGAAATAGATTAGGAATTGAAATGAAAAGCTTGGTATCAAATATCCGTGATTACTTTAATCGCAGGACAAAAGTAATAGACACTTATAAGGAGGCCAATGTAAATCGTAAGGCTCTGGTTATTGAGAATAGTGAGAGTGCTAAAAGGCTCTTGAGAAATGATGATTTTGCATTGTTATTTAACCTATACAGGTTTTATTTGCTTGAAATGTTAGAAGAAAGCAAAGACGATGTTAATCGAATTGATAATGCACAGCGTGTTGCCGGAGTCCGAGACTTCATTGAGTTTATTGAACGAACTGAATATCTCGGTAAGGTAGCCAACAAAAATGTTGAAACTTTAACGAAATAAGGTAATATATGTCAGACGTAATCGCTAATGCGACCGCCACTGAGCAAACTGGTGTAAACCCTGTAGATGCTATTGCAGGAATGATTGCCGCCAACAGGCGTAACAGTCCTCCGACCGAAGCAGTTACACCACCAGCGGGACAAGAAGAGGCGCAAGTCAAATCCCCCGAGGCGACTCCTGAAGAGGGAATCGAACCTGAAGATGGTATTGATGGGACTACAGACACTGTAGATTCAGAAGATGGAGAAGAGGCCACCGATGGTGTAACCGATTCAATTAACTTCTTGGAATTTGCAGAGCAGAATCCTGACATGATGTGGAGAATTCCCAATAAGGATGCCGAAGGTGGCTTTATTGAGATTCCTGTATCAAAGGCGGCTGCTATTCTTGGTCAAGGAAGTGCTATCCATGAAAATGCTCGTAAGCTTAAAGCCGAAAAAGCAGATTTTGAAGAATACGAAAGTAAGCGCAGGACTGAACTAGATGGTCTGCAAATAGGGTTGGAACTAACTGTTGTTCCTCAGTTGCAACAAGCCGCTGATGAACTGGTACAAATCCAACAATATAACCAGCAATGGAAGCAGATTTATGACAATGCGACTGATGATATTAGAAGAAGTGAAGCTGAAGCGGCAATGCGTCAGAACAACGAACTAATTCAAGAAAAGTCACAGTTTATTCAGGCGAATCGACCGAAAGTTCAACAGTTTTTTGAACAACGAAGTGAGTTTGTAAAGCATCAGCTTGAACAATCTCGTCAAAGCTTCAAAGACAAAGAATTGGCGAACAAGGCAACTTTTACCGAATTGCGGGAGAAATTGTCTAAGGATTGGAATGGTGCAAATGGCTCATTTGTCCCTGGTGTCCAAAACATTGATTTGGTTTCCAGTGATGAGTACCTTTTAGGATTGATTCGGGATGGTATGAAATTCCGAGAAGGTCCTAAAGTGAAAAATGCAGGAGGTTCATTAGCAGCCGCTAGTAAACCAATGGCAAGAGGCAAAACAGCACCTGAAGATCGTACAGTTGAACTTCAAAAGAAGGCTCAAAGCGGTGATAAGAATGCGGCTCGTGACCTTTTAGCAACCATGCTTGCGGCAAATAAACGCAAGCGTTAATTCAGGAGAATTATTATGGCAACGATTACAAGTACATCCCTCGGTAACGGCAATGGCGCCTATGCTACCGACATCGTGGTTAAAGACCTCGATATGACTGTTTCTAACTATGTTAAAGATCGTACACCGATTACTAACATGGCTATGAGCAAAAAACGCAAGATCAATTCAACCTTGCACATTTGGCCCAACGATTACTTCCGTACTCCAGCATTGAATGCTAAGTTGGAAGGTGCATCTGTTGATTCAACTGCCGCTGCTTCTAACACCCGTGCTAACTGCGGTAACTACACACAGATTTTTACAACTGTGATTGGTGCTACAGGTACTGCTCGTGCTGTTGAACAAGCCGGTGGTGATCCACAAGCATATCAAGAAGTCAAGCAATTGACCGAGATTATGTTTGATGTTGAGTTGCAGATGGTTCGTGCCGATGGCGCTTCTATCAAGTACTCTGGTCAAGCCGCTACCCAAGGCTCTTCACCCAACAATGGTCGTCGTTTTGGTTCTTTGTACTCTTTTGCAGGTACACGTTCAGGCAACCCAACTTCTGGTACTGCCGTTCTGAACTTGGCTGCTTCTGATAGCAACGACACCACTTCTACTACTTCTACCAACACTCCTTTCAATGGCGTGTTGAGCAATGCTGGTTTGGGTTATTTCAGCTTCTCTTCTGGTCAAACTCTGCAAGCTTTCAGCCCTGTGCTGTACAAGCAGTTGGTGACTGTTGCTGAACAGCGTTTCAATGCCAAGATTACCAACATGGTAGTCCCAACATCGTTGCGTACATCTATCTCTGACAACATTCCTCAAAGCCGTTCTATTAATCGTTTCAACCCTGCTGATAAGGGCGACACGATTGGTACATACGAAGGTGACTTCAACTACACCTACCAGATCGATGACTCATGGGTTATGGATCAGACCGGTGCAGACAACACTTCTATCTTGTTCTTGAACCCTGATGTTGTTCAGTGGGGTTCTTTGCGTGAACTTGGTCCTAACAACGAAGTGTTTTCTAACGCTGATGCCTCTTTGGATCAGTACATCATGGAAGGCACATTGATTGTGCGTAACCCCGCTGGTGTTGCTGTTCTGGCAGGTATGACTACTGGTTCTGTGGTGACCACACCTCGTGCCACTACACAAGTTCAGCGCTACTTGGCTTAATCCTAGCGTTTCTGAAGGGGGTCCCAAGGGGCCTCCTTTGGAAAATCATGGAGCAAAGCAATGGAATTGAACCTTAACAACGAAGAAGCCAAAGTAAACGAGGACTACTACACTAGTGGCATTCTTTCGGGTGGTTTGGAAGGTGCGTTAATTAAAAACGACAAAATGTTCAATGAGGTTAAATCAGGAACATGGTCGCAGACATTTAACACACCCAATATGAACTACAAAGTTGGTGCATTGGATGGTGAACGCTATGTTCAGTACGAACAAAAAAATGTGGAATCTGTCAAAGAGTATTGCAAAGGTCGTAGAGAGTTTTATAAAGCTATTGGCACAACAGACAATCCTTTGTTTGCCGGTACTTTTGAGGCAATGAATCTACCTAAATGCTTTGCCCATGAAATAAGCTCAAAGTGGTTTAACAATCGTCCTTGGGAACTGATTAAGATGGATAAAAAAGACAAGATTTTGTTTTACGCCATTGTGAATCAGTTTTACAGCGATTTTGTTTGCCACCCTAGCGGGAAAATTCCATTACCCTATAATCCAATAGTCCCGACAAAATAAGGATGTCTTATGGCTCTTTTCATCCAATCCGGTAACGCTCTTGTTAGCCGAATAGCACAATGGGTAGGAGCCATCCCATCCTCAATCAATATTAATGCAACAGCATTTAACTCTGGTACTGGTGTAATTACTACTTCAGCATCTGCCCTTAGTGCAGTAATGGTTGGTGACTTTATTGGACCTAGCGTTATGGGTCCTTACACTACTATTTTGGCTGTTTCTAGCACCACAATTACTGTTAGCGATCCTGATGATGTTTGGGTTGGCATTAGTTACCCAACTTCAATTCTTAAATTGCCCACTCAATCTTCTGTTGAAATTTTGTCTTGCATTCAATTGTGCGAATTAAAAATGAGGACTATTGAGTTGCCAGCTTTGCGTACTGATCCTTATGGTGATACGCCTATAACATTGCTGACAAACTCTCAGGGAATGGCTCCTATTCCTGCGGACATGAACAAACCTATTTTGTTTTTTCAAGAAACACCTAATAGCTCTGTCCCGCCTGGCACTCCTGCCGCTTCCATGGGTCCTTGGATTATTTATGACCGAGTTGGTGATCGAGAAATTATTCGCAGACGAATGATTGATCAACTGTATGTCAGACCATTTGGTGTGCCTCGGGTTATTCGTGCTTCATTTTCTGAGGTTGGTGGAAATTATGTGTTTACGCCAAACCCTGGTGAAGGCGTAGAAATCAAAGCCTATTATCAGCGCACATTCCCATTTTTGTTTGGCCCAACAAGTGATGCTTTGAATCCTATTGTGCAAAACAATGCGGCTTTGGCTTCATTTCCTGAAGGCTACATGTATGGCACTTTGTGGGCTTATTACGACAAAAATAAAAACACAGAAGAATCTCAAAAATGGAATGACAGATATGAGACTGCATATGGTTTGATTGAAGACCAAAACTTCAAAGGAAAATGGCTTGGCGGAGATCAACATTTGACTTCCGAATTCCAACCAAGAAACTACAGATATTCGTTCAAATGAACTAAGGATTTAATATGGCTACAAGTGGTCTTTATGGTAGCAGTCCCACAGGGGCAGTTGTTTCAGCACCAGGCAGTGAATCAGCAGGTTTGTACGGAAACGGAACAACATTTGGTGGCTCATATTTTGAATGGTTTATTTTTATTCAATCTGACACACAACCTGCAACGCCTACAGGTGGATCGTGGAGTTTTCAAACTAACTCTGGAACACCTCCAACTGGATGGTCAACAAATCCTCCTGCTGCTCCAACATTGCCTGTATGGGTATCTATTGCTCTTGTTAACTCTAGAGATTCGGGCGCATTAGTTTGGAGCGCACCTGGTGTTTTTTCTTACTCTAGTGGATTGCCAATTCTTAGTGGTTCTGGTTCGCCAACTTCTGGTGATGGTTTAAATAGCCAATTGTGGATTCAAACTGGCACAACGCCTGAGACTATTTGGTTTAAACAATCTGGCACTTGGGTTCGTTTAACTGGTTCTACTTTGTATGTAGATACATCTAGCACTCAAACTGTTGGTGGCACAAAAACATTCAGTTCTGTCATTCAGGGTAGCGTTTCTGGTACTTCCAACAATGTTACTGGTATTGTTAGCATTACGAATGGCGGCACAGGTCAAGCAACAGCCAATACTGCTTTTAATGCATTAGCTCCATCACAAATAGGTAATACTGGTAAATATTTAACTACTGATGGATCAAATACATCTTGGGCGGTTAATCCTCTTGGCACAGTTACTTCTATAAATGTTTCTGGTGGCACTACAGGTCTTACAACTTCTGGTGGACCAATAACTACCTCTGGCACTATTACGCTTGCAGGAACGCTTGCTGTTGCTAATGGTGGTACAGGTGTGACAACTTCTACGGGTTCTGGCTCAGTAGTGTTAAACACTAGCCCATCATTGGAAAGTTTGACTATTTCTGATTACGAGACTTTTGGAAGTGTAAGTGCGCCAACTTATGCTGAAGGTCGTTTATGGTATGACTTAACTCAAAAAGCTTTAACTTACAACAACGACATTTCTGGCAATTCACTTCATGTTGGTCAAGAGACACAATTAAAAGTTCGTAATGGTACAGGATCAACAATTGCCAAAGGTGCGCCTGTTTACATTACCTCTACATCAAGTGGTCAAACTTATCCGAATGTTGCATTATCAATAGCTAATACATTGGTTACAGGTAATTGCATTGGTTTAGCAAATGAAGCTATTGCAAGTGGTGCAGATGGTTATGTTGTTATTAATGGCATTTTAAATGGCGTAAATACAGGCACATTTACTGTTGGCGACATTCTTTATGTTAGCCCGTATTCTGCCGGTCAATTGATGAACACATTTCCTCCAACTGGTTATCCAGTTCGGATTGGTGTGGTGTCGTACGTTAATAGTTCCACAGGAAGTATTTACATTAACCAATCGAATGCTTTTGTCCAAGCATCTTCGGTAGTTGGCACATTGGCTGTTGCTAATGGCGGTTCTGGTCAAACTACAGCCCAAGCCGCAATGAATACTTTTGCGGGTGCTGTAACTTCAGGTTCTTATCTTCGTGGTAATGGCACTAATGTGGTCATGTCTACGATTCAAGCCGCAGATGTTCCTACGCTAAATCAAAACACCACAGGCACAGCGTCTAATGTGACTGGTACTGTTGCAATTGCAAATGGCGGTACTGGCGCAACTACAGCGGCTACGGCAAGAACAAGCCTTGGCGCTACAACTATTGGCGGCAATGTATTTACGCTGACAAACCCATCAGCAATTACATTTCCTCGTTTTAATGCTGACAACACAGTTTCTGCTTTAGATGCGGCAACATTCCGCACTGCTATTGGCGCGGGTACATCTAGCACAATTGGTACTGTGACTAGCGTTAGCGGTACAGGAACTGTTAACGGCTTAACCTTGACAGGCACAGTTACAACATCAGGCAGTTTGACATTGGGTGGCACGCTTGATTTATCTGCCTACAACGGAGCAGGTGCGTTTAGTACCCTGTCAGCATCAGGTAATGTCACTTTGTCGGGCGGTACTGCTAACGGAGTAGCGTATTTAAACGGCTCTAATGTTGTTACAAGCGGTTCTGCGCTTACTTTTGATGGGACTAACCTAACAACAACTGGAAATTATCTTGCAGCGGCAGGTAAAGGTATTGCGTATTCTGGCGATGCAACGCGCATCTTCACCCCTGAAGACAATGTGTCAGGTGGCTTGCTTCAGTGGGCAAGCGGTGGCGTTTTGCGATTTAATGCAGGCGCAAGCAACGAGTTAATGCGCCTAACCAGCACAGGTCTGTTGGTCAACACCACAAGCCCAGTAACAGGAAGCAAACTGGTTGTAGGAAGCGCAGACGCTACTATTTACGGTATCACCGTAGGCCGTGGTGCAGGTGCTGTGTCTACCAATACTGCGGTTGGCGCAAGTGCTTTGGCGGCTAATACAACAGGTTCAAGCAACTCAGGTTTTGGTGTTAATGCTCTTAATTCAAACCAAGACGGCATTCAAAACAGTGCGTTTGGTTATCAAGCATTAAACGGAAACGTATCTGGCTACTACAACGTAGCAATGGGCTATCGTTCTCTTTTTGTTAATACTGGAAATAGCAATGTTGGTATTGGTACTCAAACTTTAACCGCCAACACCACAGCATCTTATGGAACGGCAGTCGGCTATCAAGCTGGTTACTCAAACACCACTGGCTCAGACTTAACAGTCTTTGGTAATGCCGCAGGTCGCAGTAACACAACTGGAACACTGAATGTCGCTGTTGGCTCAAACGCCTTGTACACCAATACAACTGGTGGCAACCATGTAGCAATTGGCTACCAGTCTTTGTTTAGCAATACCACGGCCTCATACAACACCGCTGTTGGATATAAATCTTTATACGCGAATACCACAGGCCAAGAAAACGTGGCGATGGGCTGGCTTGCTCTTACTGCCAACACCACTGCAAACCAAAACGTGGCCATTGGTAACGCTTCGTTGACGAGCAACACTACGGGCGCATCTAACGTAGCGGTTGGTCAACAGGCACTGCAAGGTAACACCACAGCATCTAACAACGTGGCTGTTGGCTATCAAGCGGGGTACAGCGGAGCCACTGCTACACAAAACGTCTTGATTGGCGTTCAAGCGGGATACACAAATGGTGCTGATCGCACTGTTGCTATCGGCTATCAGACTTTGTACGCCAACACGGGTGATCGCAACACGGCTGTTGGCTGGGCCACAATGGTGAACAACACCACTGGCGGATACAACGCCGCATACGGTCATCAGGCTTTAGGAGCAAACACCACTGGCAGTTACAACACAGCAACTGGTTACAACGCGCTTTACTCCAACACCACAGCCTCAAACAACACTGCTGTTGGTTATAATGCTGGATATAGCAACCAAACAGGCACAAACAACGTTGCAATTGGCTATCAAGCCTTGTTCAGCAACACCACCAATGAGAACGTGGCAGTTGGCAATGGCGCTTTGTTTTCAGTCGCAACATCTGCTTGTGTATTCAACGTAGCTGTTGGTCATGGTGCGGCTTATTACACAAACAACTCACTTGGCGGCATAGTTGCAATTGGTAACTATGCGCTGAACGCAAACACGACAGGTATTGCCAACGTAGCTGTCGGTAGCCGTGTCAATTCGACTACCACTGGAACGCTGGTTTCCAATACAACTGGTTCGTACAACACGGCACTGGGTGCTGGAGCCTTGACTGCCAACACCACTGGTAATTACAGCACGGCTATTGGTTATCAAGCCCTTGCTACTTACACGGGCACAAACATCAATGATGCTTTTGGCTCCAAGGCTTTGCAATTGATGACAACTGGCGGCTTTAACTTGGCTGTTGGTTTTCAAGCGGGTCTTTCAGGCACAACTGGTTCCTACAACGTGTTTATTGGTCGTGATGCGTCCTACAACATAACAACTGGAAACAACCACGTTGTGATTGGTTATCAGGCTGGATACAGTCAGGGAAGCGCCGTAAGAAACACTTTTGTTGGTTACAACGCTGGTTACAGTTGTACAGGTAATGACAATATGTTCATCGGCCAAGGCTGTGCTGTTAATGCCTCCTCAGGTTCTGGAAATATCTCAATTGCCGACCTTTCCAACCTTTCTGGCGGCAATCAGATTTTCAATCTGACGACTGAATCCAACCGAATCATCATGGGTCACAACAACATCACCAACGCTTATGTGAAAGTGGCTTGGACTGTGACTTCCGATGCGCGTGACAAGATGGATTTTGAGGATGTTCCTCACGGCCTTTCTTTCTTGCGCCAGTTCAACCCTGTTTCGTACTACATGCGCAAATCGCGTGATGAGGCTGTGCGTAACGGTCGCAAGCGTTATGGCTACAAAGCCCAAGACATCTTGGTGGCAGAGGGCGCAAATCCCGTCATCATTGACAACGAAAAAGAAGACCACCTAAAGTACAACGGCGAAGCCCTAGTACCTGTTTTGCACAACGCCATCAAGGAGATGGCAGACATGATTGACCAACTCAAGGCAGAAATTGCCGCACTTAAAGGAGCCTGAAAATGACTGAAGTTACAACCCCAATCGTGGAGCAACCCACCGCCGAGCAAATTGCACAGCACTACAGCGCCGCAATGGACTCAGTAAACCTCATCAACGGCGGCAAGCCTAAAGGCATGGAAGATGCCGAATGGGCCGACACCGTGTCACGCAACAAAGAGCATCTGAAGATCATGCTTGCAAAGGACTTCTGGACTACAGAAAACCTGACACCCCTGCGTACAGCGTCCGCATAACGGGAAGCCACCACCCGATTTTGGTGGCAATTTAAAAGGAAAAGCAATGGAAATCGTATTGAAATTATCTATTGAAGAAGTAAACTCTGTACTGCAAGTTTTGGGTGAATTGCCCTCAAAAACAGGCGCTTGGCCTTTGATCGTCAAGATTAAGACCCAAGCTGAAGAGCAGCTTCCTAAACCAGAAGAACAGCCAGTTCAATAAGGACTCACATGAGCGATTATTCCCGCCTTCGTACGCCATTTACATCAATGAGTTTTACTCCTGATGTGCCTAGCAATGCTTTGGGTGCTTCTGAATACAACAGCGGGAAAAATGTAGAAGCCGATGTGCGTTGCATCAAGAAAATCTTTGGTGAAATTCAAATCGCTTCTACTATCACTGATATGCCCATCTTCATGGAAGGTGGTTTTCGCTCGGAAACCAATTGGGTATATGTCGTTGCTACCCGTAATTCATCTAACCAAGGAAAATGGTGGATGATTACGGCTACTGGCATATCAAACATCACGCCAGGCGTTGGAGCCAATCCTTCCGCCTACATTGCCGGTTATGCAGAAGATGTCAACATCACCACATCTTGGGTTGGAAATGTGTTTTTTATCAATGACACTGTACAAAACCCAATGTATTTCCTGCCCACATCAACTGAGATTACTGTAACTAGCAATGCTTCTTGGAATTACGATGTTGGTTCTACAGCAACTAGGGCAGGTTTTGTCAGAAATTATTGCTCTCCCAATGTGGGCAACATTCTAATTGCCGGTAATTTGACCAAATCTATTGGCGGCACTGATTACAACTACCCAACAACTGTTCGTTGGTCACAAGCTTTTGCAAATACTGGCATTCCAGCCACATGGGAACCAACCTTGTCTAACGTGGCTAATGAACAAGAAGTTCCTGTTCGTGGTCCTTTGATTGATGGATTCTTTCTTGGCGGCAACTTTTATGTGTGTTCCTATTGGGATACAGTAGTTTTCTCACCAATTTCTTATCAAAACAGTACTGCTCCAGTTTTTGGTGTCAGGCTGCTTAACCAAGGGCGTGGTTTGTTTAACAATAACTGTTGGACAAATACTGATGCCAATGTTTATGGCATTGATGCTCGTGACATTTGGGTTTTTGATGGATCAAACTTTAGTTCTTTGGGCAATCAAAAAGTCAAAGATTACTTTTTCAATAATCTCAATCCTACCTATGCGGGTCGGATGTTCATGGTTAACAACACCCAAAAGTATCAGATTGAGATTTACTATCCTGACCTAACCTCTACTGGTTGGTGCAACAAGATGTTGTCATACCGCTATGACCTTCAAGTATGGAATGCTCCTAAAGACATTCAAAACGCTTGTATGGGCACAGAAGGACCTCGTTGGATAGATGCATCAACCGACTATTTTAATTTGGCTTCTAGAGCTGTTGTGTACGCCAAAGGTGGTGTTTCAAACTCTAAGTTGATTGAAACATCTATTGGTAATTCATTTGTGGGTTCTGCAATAGATTGTCAGTTTGAGCGTACCAACATGTCGCTACAGAATGCAAATGGACCTGTTCCTTATTCTGCAAAAGTTTATGTTCACAGAATACTTCCTGAAATAGCAGGTACTGGTGCAATTAATATTACTGTTGGTGGAGCTAATTCAACTGCTCAAACACCTACTTATGGTCAAACAGGAATAACAAACATTGATACAGATACGCCTTGGGTAACTACTCAACAAAATTCAGTGCGTACTGTTGCTATTAAGTTTGGTTCAAACGATGCGACTGATACATGGAAAGTAAGTGCTTTAAACTTACAAGCCACAGTAACTGAGGATGCTTTCTAATGCCATTTTCTTTAGTCAATGACCCTTCTCAATCAGAGATATCTGATGCAGTTAATTATTTGTTGGCAAACTTTAGCCCTAATATTTCTGCAGATACTGGCACTGGTCAAATTAAAGGTCCTGTTGGCGAGATTACCGGTTACTTGTACAAATACATGGCTGTCAAATATGCTGACAGTTATGATGGCTCATTAAACTTTTCTAATAATCCAACTAGTCGCTTGTATTACGGATTAAGAAATAGCAATGATGCTTCTGAATCAAACAATCCTGCTGACTATGTTTGGTACAAAGCAACAGGTGGTTTTGGAACAACTAAATTCCTTTTCTATATAGCTACTGGTGGCAGACAGATTCAATTTGCGGTAACAACTACTGCACCAGATACAGGATGGGTTAAAGATAGCGGTGGTTCTATTGATTTAGATGTTGTTACTTCTGGCAATATTCCGGTTATTACAGAGCAATTCTTACCTTACTTTACACCTGCAATTCTTCAGGTTCCACGATCTGGTAGTCCATTGGTTCCTAGCTTTACTGGAATTAGGCCAACAATGTATGCCACAGATAAAGGTACTGTTGTTCCTTTTACTGATGCACAGACAGATAGCAATGTAGCTTTTGTAAATAGTTCTTGGCGTATTGGCAATTCATCTACCACTGGTTATGGTGATATTTCATTAACCAACATTACGATTGGCAACCCAACTGATGCGGGTGACTATGCTTTATGGCCTACGCCAACTGCAATGTCATCTAGCCCTGCTTACATTACTGTTCCTGTTCGGTACAAAAATAGTACAGGTGTTGTTACTCAGGCAGGTATTGCAACCATTCAATTGATTTTTACTGACCCTGGCGCTGCCGGTAGCAATGGTCCTGCGGTAGACATTTCCGGTTACACAACATTTGTACAAAATGCAGGTGGTGCTTTTAATCCTGCAACTGCAACTTTAAGTGCTGTTTACGCAAATGTAAGTAGTCCTACTTTTAATTGGTCAATTACTGGCGCAACACCATCTAGTTCAACAGCATCTTCTGTAGTTGTTACTCCAACATCTTCTGCAACTAGTGTGTTGGTGACATTGACTGTAAATGGTTCAAACTTATCTTCACCGATAAGCAAGACTATTAACATGCCGATTCTGTACGATGGTGCGCCTGGTGAAGCTGGCTCCAATGGCGTCATGTCAGCTTTCCCAACAATCTATCAATGGACCGGTTCATCCACGCCTCCTACACGCCCTACAACAACATCTACCTACATTTGGGGTAGTGCTTCATATACTGCGCCTACTGGGTGGTATACAACAGCTCCTAGCAACACTACTGCGGGTAACTATCTTTGGTCTATCACCATTCCACTAAATACTGTTGCAACAACAACCACTTCAACATTAGATTGGACTAACACTCTTTATCCAATACGAGCTATTGCATATAACGGGGCAAATGGTGGAACTGGTGACCCTGGTGCTACCGGTGCGGCAGGTGCGGCTACTTTTGTAGTGACTCGATTTGCAAATGACAGTAGTGCGCCTACAAATGCTGAAGTTTATGCTGTCATTGGCAGGAACCCAGTTGCAGGTGATATTGTTACTGTTAGCTACAACAACTACAACAATGCTACTGTTTACAGGTTTGTAACTTCTTGGATATTGTTTACTACTTATATTACAGGTAGTTTGATTGTTCAGAACACAATTACTGCTGACAAGATGGTCACAGGATTGATGAGTGCTGACAATGTGCTGACTCGTGGATTAACTGTACGAGATAACAGTGGCAATATTTTGTTGGCTTCTGGTACGCCTTTGAACTATGCCAACATTACTCCTGCAGGTGGCTGGTTAAATAGCAACATTGCAATTTCTAGTGGAACAATTACAGGAATTGGTACAGGTAGTGGAACTGCTGTTGCAAACAGTTTAATTTCAATTAATTCTGATGGCACATTAACTGGAGCTGGTGGTGGTGCGGTAACTCCTGTTGGAATTAATGCTATCAATGTTAATTTAAGCAACGCTCCTAGTGGAATTCTTAATAGCAATGTTACTTTGGGAACATTAGGTGCAGGTGGATTTGCTTACCTTAGTCAGATTACTTCTGCGAATGCCACAACTTATATTGCAGGAGCCGCAATTGGTACTGCACAAGTTGGAGTGTTGACAGCGGGTAATATTGGTGCAAACACAATTGATGCAAGTAAGATTGCTGCCAACACAATTACTGCCGGTCAAATTGCCGCTAATGGCGTGACTGCCACTAACATTGATTCACGAAATTTAACAATTAAAGATGCGTCAGGCAATATCATTTTTGGATCAGGCGCAACTGTAAATTCATCTTCTTATTTAGTTCCATCAAGTGGTTGGTTAAATAGCAATATTTCAATTGGTAGTAATGGTGTGTTGTCAGGCGCAGGTGGCGGCACTGTTACTGCTGCTGGCATTAGTGCTGTGGCTACAGATTTATCTAATGCTCCTGCGAGTATTTTGAATAGCAATGTGTCTCTTGGAACTTTAGGTGCAGGTGCTTTTGCATACATAAACTCAATTACCTCTGCTAATGTTTCAACATACATTGCAAGTGCGTCTATTGGTACGGCTCAAGTTGGCGTTTTAGCGGCAGGCAACATTGGTGCAAATACGATTGATGCAAGCAAGATTGCGGCTAATACGATTACTGCGGGACAGATTGCAGCCAATACGATTACAGCCAATGAATTAAGTTCAATTACTGTTAGCGCAAGCAAGAATATACAAGTTGGTACTGCGGCTGTTTCTGGCACAACGATGACAGGCTCTGGTGGAATATTGAATGGTACTGGCACATTTGCATTAGGAAATTCAACAACCAACATTTCCTATGATGGCAGTCAAATGTCGCTTAATGGCAATGTAGTATCAACTGGAAACATTAACCTTAATGCCGCAACAATTACAGCTTATACACAATTAAATAGTTCCTTAGTGTTTGGCTCATCTACAACAGGTGATGTATTAACTCAAACAGTCAATACAGGCGGTCAGCCAATTCTTGTTATTTATCAATTTTCTTTTACTTATGGTTATTCTGCTAGTTCAGGACAAATTGATGTTCAAGTAAAAATAAATGGCACTGCTGTAAAACAACGTAGTTATTCAATTGCAAGTGGCGCAGGAGCTAATACTGCACAAGGCGTAGCCTATTTAGCAAACCCAGGCACATCAAACTTTGTTGTTTCAATTACTTTAAGCACAAATACATGGGGTAGTACTGTAAGTTTCTTGCCAGTTAGTACAACATCAGACTTTGGTAATTACTTTTATGTGTTGGGAACCAAGCGATGAAATATTATGCAATTCTTTCTCAAGATGGATTTGTTATTTCAACATCTTATTCAAATATTGCTCAAGATAGCATGATTGAATTGCCTGAATTTATTGGTACTGCGCCTTCGGAATGGCACAAATATCATTTTCAAAGTAAGCAATGGATTGAAGATAAACCTATTGAAGCCATAGAATCGGAAATAAAAGCTAAAAGAAAACAATTGCTTTTTGATTCTGATTGGACACAGATTCCAAACAATCCATTGACTACTGCCCAACAAGAAGCATGGGCGACTTATAGACAAGAATTACGGGATATTCCTAATCAATCAGGATATCCATACAATGTTATTTGGCCTACACCACCACAAGGATAAATTATGGGAATGCAGTCAGCATCAATACAACAGTCACCTAACCAAGGTGGTGGCAAGGGTCAGCAAATGAGTTTTCCGCCTCAACAGCCTCAACAAACTGTTGATGCCTCAATGACGACTCCTACTATTATGCCAAACCAATCTCAACCTAGTGGCAAGGGTGGTCGTAATGTCACCATGCCTGGTCAAGGCGGTCAACCAAGAATGGGTATGCCAAATGCCTATTCAAATACCATTCAACCATGGGATAATGCTTCCATACAACCTCAGAAACAATCTGGGAAAGGCAAAGGGTACTAATTATGGGTGGCGGAAAAAGTAAAAGTACAAATACAGTACAACTAACCCCCGAACAACAACGGGCAATGTCAGCGCAAACTGATGCGCTAGTTCAAACATTCCTTCCCGCCTACCAAAACACAATTGGTATGGCTAATACTGCCTATGGGAATGCCAATCCTGCCGCCACTCAAGCTGCCCAAACTGCCATGGATGTTGCTCAACAGACAGGCTCCATGCAACAACAAGCTGGTGGTCAAGCTTATCAAGGTGGTCTAGGTGGTCAACAGAACCTAGCGGGTTATCAACAAGGTCTTGGACAAGGTTTGACAGGTCAAGGCGCAAGTGGTTTGAGCAACATGGCTGGCTACCAACAAGGTTTAGGCCAAGGTTTGACGGGCCAAGGTTTGGGTGGTGCGGCTAATATTGCTGGTCAACAAGCCGGTCTATCCACTGCTTTGCAAGGCCAAGGCGCAGGTGGTGTTGGCAGTACTGCGGCTTTCCAACAGGGTTTGGGCCAAGGTTTAACAACTCAAGGCGCAAGTCAATTAGCTCAATTGTTTTCACCTCAGTTTAAGCAAGAGCAAATTAATGCTTCTATGCAACCTGCTCGTGAAGAGATTCGCAATCAGTTGGCAGGACAGAATGCCATGTTTGGTGGTGCAGGTGGTTTGGGTTCTTCTCGCCAAGCTTTGGCTGATCGTAATTTGAGTCAACTTGGTGAGCAAAGATTGGG